CGTCCTGCTCCTTCTCTTTTTCCTCCGTGTTCCATTTTGAAATAATTTGATTAATCAAGTGTTAATATATAATAGAAATTACTCGTATTTATTTAAAACATAGTTAATTGCTGCTTGTGTTTAGTTATTCTTTTCATAGCTGCTTCATAATAGTCTTTATCTAGTTCACAAGCAGTTAAATCATATTTAAGATTATGACAAGCTATAGCTATACTACCACTACCTAAATGAGTATCTAAAATCTTATCTCCCTCTTTTGCATAATGTAGTAATTGCCATTCGTAAAGTTTTATGCTTTTTTGTGTGGGGTGAATTCTTTTACCATCTATATTGTAAAATCCTCTATCCCCTACTGGTGGTTGTTTAAAAATTAGATTCTTTGTTTTAAAAGAAGTCCAAGCTAACTCACTCATAGACAATAATTGGTTCTCAGTCATTTTTTTATCCCAAATTAAAAAACAAGGTGTCGCATATAAATAATCTAAAAAGTAATTACCACCCCAAATGATTTGATTCTTACTTACTCTAAAAAGTTCTTTAAAATATTCTTTAGTAGGTATTTCGTTATCCCAATCCTTACCATCATTACGATGTTTAAACACTCTAGTTTTTACTTTAATCCCATAGGGAGGGTCTACTATTGCCAAGTCAAAGTGATTATCTTCGTACCTTGACATTAACTCCATATTACATTCGTTTGTTATATTCATTTTATTCAAATTCATTTGGTAGCATTAGTCTGATACCTAAGTCAGTTATAGCCCATACTCTTATTTGTTCTGTATATACTTCAAATGCTTTAGTGTTTAAAGCTGTTGTACTTCCTATTTTATTTAATGCTATTTGCTTATCGTTAATACTTATCATTTCATATTCAGATAAAAATTTAGCTCTTAGTACGTCGTGCATTTCATCAGGAAAATATCCTAGTTCTTCTGCTAGTCCTTGAACGATACATTTCCAATAGTAACAATTCTGCATATTGCTTCTTGTGTTTCTTTGTTTCTTTACACTAACTATGTAGTCATTATCTAATTCCTTTAGGTAACTGAATAGGCTTTGCTTATCTCTACTGTCCTTTATTACAAACTTCATTAGTCAAAGGATTCATTGATTCCTCTTTCGCCTATTAGCTTTTCTTTTGCTCCTGCCCATAAGTTATCCCTTCTCTTACTTAGGCTAGGTTCTGTCCTTTGTAGTGATGGGATTCCTTCTGTTGGTTCGCTATCCATATACAGTCCACATTCACACTCTGCTTCCTTTGCTTCCCAATTTCCATGTCTAAAAACTATTGTAACTTTAGATAGTTCTCTAGTGTTTCCACATTCGCAAGTATATAGTGTCATATTAAAATAATTCTTCTTGATTAATAACTTCCCTTCTTACAATACCTAACATAGTTTCAAAGATTGTTTTACCTACTTCATAGTCTACCAGGTTTCGTAATATCTTATCTTTGCGTTGTTTTCCTTTATAGCTTTTTAATTCTATATTATGAAACAATTCTAATTTTTTTAATTCATTATTTGTCTGACATAAACCAGTAAAATGTCTTGAATTTAAAGTATTAGGTAGATTAAAATTTGACCAATATAAATGTCTATCTTTTTCTTTTGCTTCAATCAAAGGTTTGTAATAAGGTATTACATTTTCAACCACATACTTACCCTTACAATGATGTTGTAAAAATATTATTTCTTGATATAATTTCATATCTGGGTATGTTGGGTTTTTACCATTAGCACCAAATCCCCAATATCTTGCTCTGCTATGTGTTGGACAAGGTGGTGATGACCAAATAAAATCATATTCTTGGTAATGGTCTAATAAGTATTGATGTGCATCAGCTATGATTACAGTGTCATTAGGAAATCTTTCTTGATATAATCTGGCTAATTCAGGGTCTAGTTCAATAGCAGTTACTTCTATATCTTCTTTTACTTCATTCCACTTATATCGGTTCCCACCAAGACAAGCGTATAAGTTTAATATTTTCACCCTTTTAGTTTATCAAGTTCAAACTCTAAATGATTAATTGCTTTCTGTATGCACTCAATTGGGCTTTTATGCTTTCGATTTGCTCTTAGTAGATAAGTGCAAGCAGTCCCTACATTATAAGATAAATCAAAATCTTCAATAACTTTACGAGCTTCAATCTTGTAACGACTTCCTATATAGTAACTAGGTATTCTATTGTCTTTCATTTAGCCTATCATTTTCAAGTCCACCTGTTCTTGTTTCTACCTTATCCATATTGTAAAATAGCTTTTCTTTTGTTCTTCTTTTTATTCTTCCCTCTACAATAGTCATTAATATAACTATTAAAAAAAATACTGCTGCAATTATTCCTATTATTGTAAATATCATCATTTTGTTAAAAGTTTTAAAAGTTGGGAGCTAGTATAAATTCTATCATCACCATCATAGTTTTCATAGATACAAGTAAAGTTATCATCTTTCCAAGTCCATAAAGATTTGACGTTCTTTTTAATATTGTCTTTCAATATCCATTTAATTGTTTTGTATGTTCTTTCCATTTTTTTAGTTTTAGTTAATTGTATTGGGGAGGCGACCAAACCCCCCCTCTACTACTCTAGGTTAAATTAAATGCTTTTGTAGGTATGACTCCTATATTAATTAGTATTAGTCCTTAGAGTATTCTTTATATATTTTTTTTATTCCATCAAAGCAGGCTGCTATACAAGAGCCGCAATTAGTTCCTGTTGAGTAGTTTGTATTATGCAATACGTTGTATATCTCTATCATTTTCTTCTTTGCCGTTTGGTCTTTAGCTCTTCCTGTTTTTAAGTCTTCCCAAAGTAATATAATCTCTGCTATTATTTCTTCAGGAATATCTGTTCTTACTTCTACCTCTGTTGTCTTTTGCCAAAAACCCTTTGGGCAAGATTGACTACTAATTTTTGACTTTACTTTCATAAAACATAAACAAATTCCGCAATTTCCTAGTACACTTGAATAGTGAGTACAACTTTTACAGATAGCCATTCTATCTTCATATATATCTTTAGGTACAAAAAACTTATTCACTTAGCTTATATTTTAATTCTGTTCTTACTTTGTCTATAGTCGTGAATAAGCTGTTTCTACTAATTCCTGTTTTCTTTGCCAGGCTGTCTAATGTATTACCTTCATAGTAATAAAGCTCAAAGACTTTCTTATCATACCAAGTAAAGCCATCTAAGGCACTATCTATCTTTTCTAGGCTAGTCCATTGATAACTGCTTGTTATTTCATTAGGCAAGTTGTAAAGGTGCTTAGATGGTATTGTTTCACCTGAATCCATTTCATCATAAGTAACTGCACTAGTCAGACTGTCAATATGAGTATAATATTTTTTATACTTATAATAGTAATTACTTCTTGGACTTGTTAAGGCACGTCTTAATGCAACTGCACCATATCTAGTAATCCCTAGTATTCCATCTTTCTCAAAAATATTTCTAATTACTTCAGGATTTGCTTGTAGGAAATAAAGCATTAATTCTTGTACGGATTCATTAACTTCATTTTCATCAGAGGTTAGTCCAAAAGCCATAGTCCGAAACTTATCTGAAAGCTTTGATATTTCTAAATAAATTTCAGTCATTAAAATAGTTTATCTTGTTCTACTTTACACTCATTAATAATTCCTAATGCTGAGTTTAAAATATTTAAACCTAATTCAGAGTTTACTGCATTTCTTTCTTCTAATGGTTTTTTACAAGCTTTATTACCATATTTAGGCATCATTGTTCCTACATCATCTTTAGGCTGTTCTATCTTATTTATATTAAAGTTAGACCATAAGTAATGCCTTCCAATCTTCACAGGTTTTATTAAAGGTTTATAGTAGCTAACTACATTTTCTACACAAAACTTTCCTTTGTAAAAATTCTGTAAAAATATTATTTCTTGATACAAATTCATCAAAGGATAAACAGGTCTTTTTCTTATATACTGTGTAAAATAATTTGTAGTGCTATGAGATTGACAAGGAGGACTACTCCAAATAAAGTCAAATTCTTTATGATGGTCTAATAAATACTCGTGAGCATCAGCAACTACAACTTTATCATTAGGGTATAAAGCTCTGTACTTATTAGCTATCTTTTCATTATATTCAACAGCTGTGATTTCGTGTTCATCTCCCC